CACATTTAACTTTTGGATGGGAGTTTAATCAAGAAATAGATTTATCAAATAATATAAATTTAACACATTTAACTTTTAGATGGGAGTTTAATCAAGAAATAGATTTATCAAATAATATAAATTTAACACATTTAACTTTTGGAAGTTATTTCAATAAAGAAATAAATTTATCAAATAATATAAATTTAACACATTTAACTTTTGGATATGATTTTAATCAAGAAATAAATTTATCAAATAATATAAATTTAACACATTTAACTTTTGGAGGTAATTTTAATAAAAAAATATTCATTCCATTAAATGTTAAAAGTTTAACTATGTATTGTGATAATCAATATATAATAGATAATTTACATAATAATATTGAAGAATTATATATATTTAAAACTAATTTAAATTTAGATAATTTACCAAATAGTATTAAAAAATTATATATTTTTAATTATAAAAAAGAATTAAATAATCTTTCGAATTCAATAGAATATTTAGAATTAAAAAATTATAATTTAAAAATAAAAAAAATTCCTAAAAAACTTAAAACTATTAAATGTGATAGAGATTATAAATATATTGATAATTTTGAAGATTATGAAGTTATAATATTTTAAAAATTGAAAAATTTATATATATTAAAATTAAATAATAAAAATGGAAAATAATTACTGGATTGTTAATGAATGGTTAATATTTAAACCAGAATTTAATGAAGAATTAACAAATTATTATGATTTAATTAATAAATATAAAAAGATTATGTTTAGTAATTACAATGACCCTTTAATAGCAATTGAAACCAATAATAAATGGATTGTGAAATATGAAAATAATTTTATTGAAAGTAAATTTAATCAAGAAATAGATTTATCAAAAAATATAAATTTAACACATTTAACTTTTGAAGAGTATTTTAATCAAGAAATAGATTTATCAAATAATATAAATTTAACACATTTAAATTTTGGATATGCTTTTAATCAAGAAATAGATTTATCAAATAATATAAATTTAACACATTTAAATTTTGGATATNNTTTTAATNANNAAATAGATTTATCAAATAATATAAATTTAATATATTTAATTTTTGAATGTTATTTTAATCAAGAAATTAATTTATCAAATAATATAAATTTAACACATTTAATTTTTAAATGTAATATTACTAAAGAAATAGATTTATCAAATAATATAAATTTAACACATTTAACTTTTGGATGGAATTTTAATCAAGAAATAAATTTATCAAATAATATAAATTTAACACATTTAACTTTTGTATGGTGGTTTAATCAAGAACTAAATTTATCAAACAATATAAATTTAACACATTTAACTTTTGGAAATGATTTTAATCAAGAAATAGATTTATCAAATAATATAAATTTAACACATTTAACATTTGGAGAGTGTTTTAATAAAGAAATAAATTTATCAAATAATATACATTTAACACATTTAACATTTGGAGAGTATTTTAATAAAAAAATAAATTTATCAAATAATATAAATTTAACACATTTAACTTTTGGAGTTAATTTTAATCAAGAAATAGATATTCCATTAAATGTTGAAAGTTTAAATATGTTTAGATGTAATAATCAATATATAATTGATAATTTACACAATAATATTGAAGAATTAACAATTATAAGATCTAATTTAAATTTAGATAATTTACCGAATAGTATTAAAAAATTATATATAGAAAGTTATAAAAAAGAATTAAATAATCTTCCAAATTCAATAGAATATTTAGAATTAGAAAATTATAATTTAAAAATAAAAAAATTTCCAAAAAATCTTAAAACTATTAAATGTGTTAATAATTATAAATATATTGATGATTTTAAAGATTATGAAGTTATTTATCATTAAAAATTGAAAATTTATATATAACAATATTTATATATAAAAATGGAAAATAATTACCAGATTGTTGATGAATGGTTAATATTTAAACCAAAATTTAATGAAGAATTGACAAATTATTATGATGTAATTAATAAATATAAAAAGATTATGTTTAGTAATTACAATGACCCTTTTATATTATACCCACTACAATTTTAAATATAAAAACGCTTGATGTATATAATTAAATATATACACTACATAAAAACAATTAACACTATAAAGAATTGTCATTACTTATTGACCTTTTTAAATATGTTAGATATTCTTTTTTTAATTTCCAGGTTTCTATTATATTCAACATATTTAAACAACTATTTTTATCAAGATTTAGACATCCTATTCTATTGTTTTCCATTTGATATGTTAATACTGGATGCAATTTCTTTATCATGATTTTTACTTTTAAATTTTTTGTTTCTTTTTTGTTTTTTTATTTTATCTTTTAATTTTTTTCTTCTTCTGTTTTATTTTTACATTTTTCTTTTCCATTTTCATTAATAAATCGACTATTATAGAACTTTCCATTTAAAATGCAGATGTTTTCTTGTCCTTGTAAAGGTTCAATAGGTTAACATAGCAAGAAGTATCACCATAAAAGAAACAATTAATTGTGTTATATTCTTCTCAATTATATGTTTCATTCATCATCTTAGAAATAAATACATACATCTGTTCATATGTTTCTTCATTAGTCTGAAATTGAAACATTTTTAAATGTTAATAAGACTGTGAGAAAACAGTATAGACAACAAGTTCTTTTGTTTCCTTTAAGGTTTTAAACTTACTTTTTTCTTTTATAAGAATTTTGTGCTATAAACGTATAACTCACTATTAAAAACCATTTTTGTATGAATAAAAATCTCACCTGATAAGGATACTTTCATCACCATTATCAATATCTTAATTTTTATTTTTGACAAAAATAAAATTAGTTTTCATCATTTGTATTTTCAATAAACTGACTTATAATTAAATTATTATATAGTATCAGAAATTTAAATTTTAAATTTTTTTGTATTTAAATAATAAACAATATAACTATTTATGGAGGTTACATATATTAAAGATTTTAATATAATTAAGAATAATTTTAACTTTATAAATGAAGATGAAATAAAATATTATTTAGAAGATAAAAAGGATATTGAAGAATATGTATTAAAAAATTATGATGAAAAAATTATTAATGATTATTTTATTAGATATTATGAGATAATAAATGAGTATATGATGATAAATACTAATTTAATGATTACATTAAATAATAAAAAATGGTTTGTAGTATTATTTGAAAGTGGTTTATATTTTGAAGATATATTTAATATAAATGATATAATTTTTATAAATATTAAAACAATAAATGAAATGAATAAAAAAGAAATAAATAATCATTTTTTATTTTGCTTGGCTATTTCCAAATTGAATACATTATATTATAATAATGTAAATTATTGTATTAATGATTTTAATATTAAAACAAGTAATGTAAAAATTTTAAAAAAAGATAATTATATATTTGATAATGAAATTATTGAATTTAAAGATTTTTCATTAATTCATTTAAAAGATTATATATTTATATATAACATAGGAAATGAATATTACACATTAAAAAATAAAATAATTAAAAGTAGTGTAGATTATTGTCCTTATTATAAAGATGAAATATACAAGTTAGATATTGAAAGTAATATATTTTATAAAGTAATTAATGAAGATATTTATTTAGAAAATCCAATTATTTATAAATTAAAAAGTTTGGTGGAAAATATAGTAAATTTTTATTGAAAATTGAATATTTTTATTTTAGTAAGTAATTATAAATATTAGAAATGATTACTTTAATTTTTGAAAAAAATATTATATTTACAAATGTGGAAAATAAAATAGTAGAAATATTATTTAATTGTGAATATCCTTATGGGGAAATAACAGATGAAATATTTAATAAGATAATTGATATAGATGGAAATTTAATTATAAATTTAATATGTTCTTTGAAGAAATCAATAATTATGAATAATCAGTTAATAAGATATTCAAAAATAATAAGTAAAATAACAGAAATATCAAATGACTATTTAAATAAAAACATAATAAAAATATCAAATGAATATGGAGCATCACCATTAAATATTATGAGAATGATATTTAAACATAGGGGTTTGTCAAATAAGGAAATATCTAAATTATTTAAAAATCCAAATAAAATGAATGAGTATGATAAAGAACAATTTGAATTGGGTTTAGAAAATGATAAATATGGGTTTGTCAATGAAATGCAAATAAAAGATGCTTCCATTAAATTTGAAGAAAATATTGAAAAAATTTTAATTGAAAAAGGTGTAAAATATAAAACAGAAAAACAATTACATATTGAAGAAAAAGAAAAAATAAATAGTGTGAAAAAAAATAAAGAATTATCAAATGATGAAAAAACAGAAAAACTAAATGAACAAAGAGAACAATTTATAACACCAGATTTTGTAATATTGAGTGAGTTATATATAAATAATGAAAAAGTTAATTGGATTGATGCAAAAAATTTTTATGGAGCAAATACTAATTTTATTAAAAAAAATATAAAAAAACAATCAAGAAAATATGTAGAACAATTGGGTGATGGTTGTATAATTTTTAAATATGGATTTTCATCAAAATTGAATTTTAAAAATATTGTTTTAGTTAATTTATGATTTATTAAATTAAAGAAAAACAATAATATCTAATATTTCTTTATCTATTTTAACTTCTTTAATATTATTTATTTTAATTTTATTAACATTAATATTTTTATTTATTATATTATTATATTTACAATTACAATATTCATAAAAATTCATAATATTTATTAGTAATATTATTTTAATTAAAAAAATTGAAAAATATTTTTCCTGTGTGCCTTAATATTTATAATTATAATCAGCTCTATTGATAATGAAACAGCAAAAAAATAAGAAAAAAACTGCGAAGAAACCACTAAGTGTTTCTGCACGCAAAAAAAAATTTTTTTCCAAAAATGCTATAAGGATTATACAAAAGTATTACAACACTTCAGAAATTGTTAATCCTGTAGGTAATTCTTGCTCATGGAATGTGAATGAAGAAGGTGTTTTTGATGAAGAAGAAACCGTTCCTTTTGATATTGATTATAATTCAGAAGAAGGTGTTTTTGATAATAAAAATACAAATCTTTTTGGCATTAATTTTAATTCAAAAGAAGGTGTTTTTGATGAAGAAACAGAACTTTTTGGTATTGATTTTAATTCAAAAGAAGATATGACTTTTTCTTTCATATTTTAAATTTTTATATTTTAAATAAAAATTGTGTATCTTCATCTAATTCTGTATAATTTATATCAATATTGGTATTAACGTGTGCTTTAGAAATAATTTTTGTATTGTATGATTTGATATTTGAATTATTATTTTTAGTAATATTAAATATTTGTGTAATAATATCATCAAAATTATTATAATTGGTGATGTTATAAATATCAATAAGAGAGTTAATTAAATCAAATAATTTAAAGTAATTAGGAATTTCATATGAATAATAAATGGGTTGATTAATATCTTCAATATCAACAACATTAAATGGTGGATGATTTGAGATATTTTTTGGAATATTAAAATCATTTTTAATAGCATTACAAATATTAATAAAATTATTATTATTTTCTTCTAATTTTTGCAATGTGTTATTATCATAATAAAAGAAATAGTCATAAATAGAATAGATGTAAAAATATTTTATTAATTCTAATAAATATAATTGGTAAGTGTCTTTATTATCAAATTCATTTTTAACAAAATTTATAAATATACAAAATGATAAATAATAATAATTAGTAAAAGGAACACGATTATTAATTTCATTAATATTAGATGGAATATTATCAATTGTTTTAAATGCAATAGTTATAAAATGTATGATATTCAGTAATAAACCCAGATTATTGATATTTTTAGTATTAAAATAAATAATAATATGATTATGTGTGTCTTTTAATACTTGTATATTATTTAATTTATTAATATTGGAATATAATTTAGTTAAATTATTTTTGTGGTTAGTTATACCTTGTTGTCTATTTTTATCAATAATAATTTCAATTATATCATTATTGCTTTTAATGATGTAAGTATTATTTTTTTTTTTTTTAAATTGTTTGTTTTTGTATATATTCGGTTTTAATTGTTTAATACATTGAATAATAACCTTATCAATATTAATATTAATAATTTGATTATTAGATTCAATATTAAAATTAAATAAATTATGTTTTTTAAGTAGTATTTTAATAAATTGTTTAAAGTTAGGAGATGTTTTTTTATTAAGTATTTTTTTGTAAAAAAAAGAATGGTAATTTGTATATCCATTAATATTACATATTTTATATCTGAATAATATTAATTCTGAAATTTTATCAATTAATTTAGAGTATTCATTATTTCTTAAGTATTCATAATTTTTGATATATGTATTAATTTGTTTTAAATTATTATTTGATTTGGATGAGTAAAATGGATATATGTATTTAATAATTTCTTTTATATTGTTATTATTTTTATTTTTAAATAAAAATGTGGTTATATTACTGTCAATTCTTATTTGTTTATTTATTAGTAATATTTCATTATTAATATCTTTATCTAAATAAAAAAGATGGTTTATGTATAAATTATAAGATATATAAAATTTGTAATAATAAAATATAAAATCATTTACATTATTATTTTGAATGGTTTTAATTATGTTATTACAAATATCAATAAAATAATTTTTTATATTATCCCATTTATAGTTATTGAATTCATTTGTTTTATTAATAAAAAGTTCATCAATTGTTTTATCCATAAAAAATAATAATAAAAAAAAAAGTTATTTTAATCCTAATACTAAGTAAAATTCATCAACAAAGTTATTAATATTTGTTTCCATATATACAAATTCATTATTAATTCTTTCATAGATAGAACTATTTTTAAATAATGAAATTTCATTAATGGAAATTTCTTGTCTAATAATAACTATATTATTATTATGTAAAAATAATATAACATCTTTAAATAATTCTAAAAATGTTTTTATATTATCTTCATTATAATAATGTATTTTAAAATATGCGGTTTGTTTATTAATAACAACATTAATAAAATGTAATTTATCAAATGATACAAAATTGTTATTTGTTATTGACATTTTTAATATTTAATGTAATAATTAATATTTTAATCAATTTTTAATCATAAAAAAAATTGAAAATAAATAATAAACTTAAGATAATAATAATATAATTAATAATATGGAGTATAATCAACGAAGAAACGATGGCTATAGACAAAATAAAAGGGGTGGTCGGTTTTCGAACCCTAACTTTTCATTAGATGATGCTTGTAAAGACAATAAAGATTTATATGATTTACTTAAAAATGAAGAAGGATTAGTTGAAACTGAAGATTTATTATTTATTTCAAAAGAATTAGAAGGAACTGAAATTAATGAATTTGAAGATATTTCTGATGATGTTAATATTGATTTATTAAGAGGTATTTTATGTTATGGATATGAAAACCCATCAAGACCTCAAAGGTATGGAATTAAACCTATAATTGAAGGTAGAGATTTATTATTACAATCACAATCAGGTTCAGGTAAATCTGGAGCTTTTATTATTGGTGCAGTTCAATCAATTGATTTAACATTAAATAGACCTCAAGTTATTATTATTTCTCCTACAGGAGACTTAGCTTTACAGACACATAAATTATGCACTGCTTTAACTTCATTTATGAAAAATTTTAGAATTTCATTAACTGTTGGTGGTGTTCCAAGAGACCAAAATATTAGAGAATTAACAGATGAAAATGAAATGTGTCAATTAATTATTGCAACTCCAGGAAGATTAGAAGATGTATTAAAATCAAATAAAAATATTAGTTCAACAATTAAATTATTAATTATTGATGAATTTGATGAATTATTGTCAGGTTCATTTAAAGAAAAAATGAAAGAAATTTATAAGTTAATGTCAACAAATATGCAATCTTGTTTTTTCTCAGCAACATTAACAAATGAAGTTTTGGAATTATCCAATAGAATTATGAAAAATCCATTAAAAATTTTATTAAAACAGGAAGAAATGACATTAGAAGGAATTCAACAAACATATATTAATTGTGAAAATGAAGAAGATAAATTATTGGTTATAAAAGATTTGGTAAAAACTCTTGAAATAGAACAATTTATGATATATGGAAATACAATTGATAAAATAGAATACATTTTTGAAGAATTATGTAATTCATCCGATTATAATGAGAGAGATATTAGAATAATTCACGGTCAAATGGAAAAAGATATTAGAAATGAAATAATTAGAGATTTTAAGAAAGGACTATTTAAATGTTTAATTTCAACTGATTTATTAGCAAGAGGAATTGATGTTCCATCTTTGTTTTTGGTTATTAATTATGATTTGCCGAATGACCCTTCAAAATATATTCACCGAATTGGTAGAAGTGGAAGATTTGGAAAAAAAGGTTTATCAATTAATTTAATTAATGTATCAAACACTAATGATATTAGTAAACAAACAATTATTAAAACATCATTTGATTGTCAAATTATAAATTTTAATGATTATTATCAAAATAATTTATCAAAATAATAATTTTATTAAATTATTAATTTATTAAAAATTTTTTATATATTTTATAGATTTAAATAAACATTTTAATCTTTATTATTTCTAACATATTTAAATTTGTTAAAATCCATCTTTTTGCCATTTTCAATAAAAATCTTTTTAAACAAATAAAAATGTGAATTCTTTGTTGTGTTAGATTTAATATTAAAAATATTATTTTCTTTATCATAATAAATATTTAAAAATGAATTTTTGGAATTCATCAACATTTCTTTTTCTTCATCAGAACATTCATAAGTTGAATGAGTAAAGAATTTTGATTTAGAAAAATTTGGATGATATTCTTTAAACTTTTCAATTTCGGAAACTTGCAATTTGAAATAAATATGAGAATTTGATTGTTTTGTTTTTTTGTCTTCTTTGTCAAGCAATTTAATAAAAGCATTTTTAACATAATTATACTTAATAAAACTGTTAGTATCACTTTTAAAACGCTTAATATTATCTACAACATTCTTAACATCTTCATCTGTATTACTTTCATTGAAACTAGTATAAAAGATAAATTTTCTATTTTGAATTTCACTTTTGTTTTGCATTTCACTTGTTGATTTCATTATAAAATTAATTAATGTCATTTCTTTAATTAGTTTTTTAAAATAAAAATTGAAAATATAAATTAAATAATGATTAATAATTTAATATATTAAAATGAGTATAATAGCCATAAAGCAACAAAAAAGACTTAAGAAAGAATTACAAATGTTAGAAAATGAAAATAATATATCATATATAACAGCGTGTCAAGATAAAAATGATATGTTATTATTTTATTTTTTAATTTATGGTCAATATGACACAGAATATAAAGGAGGTCAATATATAGGAAAAATTATATTATCTAAAAATTATCCTTTTAGTCCTCCAGATTTTGTGTTTTTAACTCCAAATGGTAGATTTGAAGTTAATCGAAAAATATGTTTAAGTATTACAGGATTTCATAGTGATGAATGGAATCCCACAATAACAATAAGTGGTATGTTGGTTCAGTTATATACTGTTTTTGAAAAAGATATTGATGTTGGATTAGGCCATATTAAGAGAACAAAAAATGAAAGAAGTGATTTAGCCAATAAATCTGTGGAATTTAACTCCACTAAATTATCACATATTTATTCTGAATTTAATATGACAAAATTAAATGATGGAAAAAAAACAAATATTAACAAAGATGATGATATTAACAAAGATAATAATATTAACAAAGATAATAATATTAACAAAGATAATAATATTAACAAAGATAATGATAACAAAGATAATGATATTAAAAATAAAAATAACAAAGATAATGATATTAAAGATGATAAAA